AAGACGATAACTATGGTGTTATCGTAGCTGGTCAGGACGATGCTGTTGCTTCTGCTGAGCAGATCAACAAAGTTGAGAACTACCGTGACCCAGACAGCTTTGCTGACATCGTGCGTGGTATGCACCTTTACGGACGCAAGATTCTGCGCCCAGAGGCACTTCTCACAGCACGTTACAACGCTGCCTAAATCACTTAGTCTGTCGGGCTGGTCTCTTACGAGGCTGGCCCTTCGGCACACTTAACGGTAGGATAACTCTATGGCTACTTACGTATCACTAGTTAATGAATTACTAAGACGCATGAATGAGGTCACACTTGATACTGCAGGTGATGGCTTTGACACTGTGCGTAATGTTCAAGCTCTAGCTAAGGATGCAGTTAACAGTAGCATTAGACTTATTCTACAGAACGGTCAAGAGTGGCCCTTCCTCAAGACTACCTACACACAAACACTTACAGCGGGACAGAGACAGTATGACTTCCCTGCAAACTACTCTAGTGCTGACTGGGATACTTTTTACATTAAACAATTAGCCTCTCAGAATAACGGACCACGTAGACTATCACCTATTTCCTATGAGTCATACATTCAGAACTTCCGCACGGGTGATGATACAGGTGATACCGTAAATGGTGATGGCGCTCCTGTAACTGTATATCAAACATTTGAAGAGAAGTTTGGTGTTACTCCTGTGCCTAACGCTGCATACGAGATAGAGTATGTTTATTGGTCTTTCCCTGCTGACCTTATTGTGTATAATGACGTAGCAATTATACCTGATCGCTTCAAGCATGTACTCATTGATGGTGCTATGATGTTTATGATGCGTTTCCGTAGTAATGAGCAGAGTGCTGCAATGCATCAGAATAACTTTGAGGATGGCATTAAGTCTATGCGCCGTGTGTTAATGGATGATGCCATTGCTATTCGCTCTACTGTAGTTACACGAGGTGGTACAACCTCTTTTAGTGGCGGGTACTAATGGCTGACAATCTAGCCTCATTTAAAGTCTTTTGCCAAGGCGGTCTAAACACTAGTCGTGATGTTCTGTCACAGGGTGAGACACAGCCGGGTTCAGCTATTAAGTTAGTTAATTACGAAGCTGCTGTTACAGGTGGCTATAGACGTATCAATGGTTTTAGTAATGACTATGGTACTGTTACGGGTACAGGAAATGTACTTGGTGTATGTGTAGCTAATGGTATTAAGGATGGCTTACTTGCATGTAGAAAGCCCTCTAGTGGAAATGACTATCTACATTATTGGAATGACACTACAGATGCTTGGGTAGCAGTAACAACATCAGGCTCACCCACTATGACTGGTGTAACTAAAGTAAGATTTTCTCGTTATAACTGGGGTAGTCCTAAAGTAATCCTGACAGATGGTGTTAACCCTGCAGCTACTTATGATGGCACTACCTACACTCAGATTACTCACTCTGAAGCTCCTAGCGCACCTAAGTACTCTACGTTATTTAAGAATCACTTATTCCTTGCGGGTAATCCTACAGAAAATACTAACCTATATTTCAGCGCCCCATATAATGAAACTAGTTTTTCTGCAGCAGATGGTGCAGGCGTTATTAATGCAGGCTTTCCTATCGTAGCTATAAAGCCCTTTCGTGACGCACTGTATGTTTTTGGTTCTAACAATATTCGTAAGCTTGTAGGCGACAACATAGCAAACTTTGCGCTTGAGAATGTTACAGATGACCTTGGTTGCATTGCTACAGATAGTGTTATTGAGATAGGCGGTGACCTACTCTTCTTATCACAAGACGGTCTACGTCCTATCAGTGGTACTGATAAAATAGGTGACGTTAACTTAGAAACAGTATCAAAAGATATTCAGTCTGTCTTTACTGACGTAGTATTTGACATTGACTTAGAAGGTCTTAACGCTGTTGTAATAAGACAAAAAACACAGTTCCGTTATTTTTTCGCTGCTTCTGATACACAAGGTATTATTGGTGGCTTTAGGCAGACACCTAATGGCTTACAGTTTGAATATAGTCAAATGTTAGGTATTACAGCTACTTGTGCTGATAGTGGTTACATCGGTCAGAATGAATTTGTGATACATGGAGATAGCTTAGGTAAAGTGCATAGACAAGAAAGAGGCAGTGACTTTGATGGAGAGGGAATATTTAGCTCTTTCCAGACCCCCTACCTTCATATGCAAGACCCAGAACAACGAAAGATATTTTATACAGTAGCTACTTATATGCGCTCTGAAGGTGATAACAGGATTTCTATGTCTGCTGTGTATGACTATGAAGATGTAGATGTACTGAACCCTAATGACTTTCAATTAACTAATGAAGGCGCAGCTGCATACTATAACGAAGCTACTTATGCTGCAGATGACGCAACAAGTGGCGCTATATATGATGGTAATCCATCACCAGTACGTAGAACTAATATATCAGGTTCAGGTAAATCTGTATCGTTTAGATATGTTACTAATGACACAAACCCCTCTCATAGTATTCAGGGTTTAGTAATTACCTTTGGGGTAGGAGATAGGTTATAAAATGGCAGGATATACAAGACAGTCTGACACTACAATTCAACCTAATGAAATTGTAAAAGCAGCACCTATTAACGCTGAATATAATGCTATTCGGGATGCATTTGCTGTAGCTACAGGACACAAACACGATGGTAGCACTTCAGAAGGCGCTTACATTCCTGTTATCTCTGACTCAGATAACTTTAATAAGGTAGTAGTTGATCCAACAAATAACCGTGTAAGTTTTTACATTGAAGTAGGCGGTGCTGCAGTAGAGCAGGTACGAGTACAGGATGGTGCTATTGTTCCTGTAACAGATAACGACATAGATCTAGGTGCATCTGGTCTTAAGTTTAAAAACTTGTATGTTGATGGTATAGGTGAGATTGGCTCCGTTACTATTCTTGGTGGTAGTATAGATGGTGCTGTAATAGGTGGCACTACTCCTGCCGCTGCTGACTTCACTACGATGGACACTACAGGTAATGCATCTGTAGGTGGTACTTTTGCTGTAACAGGTACGTCTACCTTCACAGGTGCTATGTCTGCTGGTAGTCTTACTACAACAGGTAACTCCACCCATGCTACTGTAGACATCAACGGAGGAGCTATAGATGGCGCTATTATTGGTGCTTCTAGTGCTGCCGCTGGTAGCTTTACAACTGTATCGACATCTGGACAAGCCACACTGGCAACTGCTGACATTAATGGCGGTACTATTGATGGTTCAGTTATTGGTGGTACAACTGCACAGGCTATAACAGGCACAACCATTACAGCTAATACAGGGTTCAGTGGTGCGCTTACGGGTAATGTAACGGGCAACGTAGCGGGTAATCTGACGGGTAATGTTACAGGAGATGTAACGGGTGACCTAACAGGTAATGTTACTGCTTCCTCTGGTACAACTACTCTAAATAATCTTGTAGTAGATGGTACAGTAGATTTCACAAGCACGGCACTGCTTAATGTAAGTGACCCCACTTCTGCACAACATGCCGCCACAAAAAACTATGTAGACACAGCGGATGCCCTCAAGCTGGACAAAGCTGGCGGTACGATGAGTGGTGACATCACTATGGGTGGTAACACTGTCACTGGTCTAGCTACGCCCAGCGCATCATCTGATGCCGCCACTAAAGGTTATGTAGACACAGAGGTAGCAGCACTTGTAGATTCAGCTCCTGGTACGCTAGACACACTAAATGAACTAGCTGCAGCTTTGGGTGATGACCCAGACTTTGCTACAACCATAACGGATAGTATTGCTACCAAGCTACCTCTTGCTGGTGGCACTATGACGGGTGATGTTACTCTTGGTGCAAACAAAGCTACATCTACAGCTACACCTGCTACAGACGATACACTTACTCGTAAGGGTTATGTAGACACGCAAGATGCACTCAAGCTTAACCTGTCTGGTGGAACCTTGTCAGGTTCTATCGCTATGGGTACATCTAAGATTACTGGTGTAGGTGATCCCACAGCAGCACAGGATGCAGCAACTAAGGCATATGTTGATACGGCAGATGCAACTAAGTTGAACCTGTCTGGTGGTACTCTCAGTGGCGCTATAGATATGGGCGCTAACAAGATCACTACAACGTATACACCTACTAATAATGCCGATCTGACTACTAAGACTTACGTTGATGGCATTCTGGGTTCAGCTACGAGTGCCGCTACAAGTGCTTCTGCCGCTGCCACATCCGCCACCAATGCCGCAACAAGTGAAACTAATGCAGGTAACTCTGCCGCTGCAGCCGCTGCATCTTATGATAACTTCGATGATCGTTACTTAGGCGCAAAGAGTTCTGCTCCATCTGTAGACAACGATGGCGATGCACTTGTAACGGGTGCTTTGTATTGGAACACTACAGGTAATACTCTGTACGTTTGGACAGGTAGTGCTTGGAATGCTGGAGCTTTTGACACTAGCAACGCATTAGTTTCCACCAACAACCTCTCAGACTTAGACAATGCGGGGACAGCCCGTACTAACTTGGGCTTAGTTATAGGCACAGATGTACAGGCGTTTGATGCAAACAATACCGCTGATTCTAACCTAAACAGCTTCGTTGCCGCAGTTACTCTGCCTACTTCAGACGGTAGTACTGGTCAATTTCTAAAGACAGACGGTGCGGGTACAGTATCCTTTGCAAGCATTCCAACTATTAACACCCTAAATGATGTAGGTAACGTAACGATTACGTCTGCTTCGTCAGGTGAGTTTCTGAAGTGGAGCGGTTCGGCTTGGGTTAACGATAGTATCCCCACAATTAATACACTAAATGATATTTCTAATGTAACTATTACAAGTGTGGCGTCAGGTGAGTTTCTGAAGTGGAGCGGGTCAGCTTGGGTAAATGCTACAGTAGAAGCGTTTGATACACAGACACATACAACTACTGCAACTTCTCAGGTGTCTATTGCAGAATATGCTAAAGCAACGTATGATGGTGTTAAAGCTGTTATCACTGCAGATGATGGGACTAACCGTAGCATTACTGAGATATTGATTACACATAATGGTACAACAGCTATTGCCACAGAATATGCACAACTAAATACTTCAACAGTATTAGCTACCTTTGATGTAGACATCTCAGGCACGGACATTCGTATTTTAGCTACCCCTGCTGCAACCACAAGCACAGGCTTCACGGTTAAAGCTATTACTCTGTAAGATATACTGACAAGGGGAAAGGTGAACCATGTCAAACAATAAAGACTTTAAAGTAAAGAACGGTATTAAACCCACGGTCTATCAGGAGAGCTTGGGTACAGTTGTGTCTGCTGTAGAGGGGTATTCTTTAAGTTCTGCTAGTTATGATAGCAAGAGTTTTGCTACAACCACTGAGGAAAACGCACCTCACGGTATCTCAGTAAAACCAGATGGAACAAAACTTTTTGTGTTAGGTAATGGTGGCGATGATGTGGGTGAGTATACACTAAGTACGCCTTATGATATAAGCACTGCAAGTTTTGTAGATAGTTTTTCTGTTGCTACACAGCTAAGTCTTCCAAGGGGTTTATTCTTTAAGCCTGATGGCACAAAGTTTTATGCTGTTGGGACTTCTACTGATAAAGTATTTCAGTATTCTATGACAACTGCATGGGATGTTTCTACTGCATCTTACGAGAGCAAAGAGTTTTCAGTTGGAACCCAAGAAACAAGCCCTTATGGACTGTCGTTCAAAACAGACGGGACTAAGATGTATATCCTTGGCATGGGCGCTAACTCTGTATTGCAGTATACCCTTAGCACTGCATGGGATGTTTCTACCGCATCTTATGATAGTGTTTCTTACTCTGTATCTAGTCTAGGTACTCTTGCTGTTTGTGTAGTTTTTAATGACACTGGTACTGAGATGTATACAACATCCGCTGTTAATGGAGGGTTTGTGAGAATACACACACTAACAACAGCGTGGGAGGTGAGTACAGCAAGTCATACAGGTTCCTTAGATACGACGGGTGATATGACCGCAAGTCAGATAGGTGGGTTAGTTTTTGCAGACAGTGGTAAAAAGATGTATTTCTCACAACAAGCTAACGACACCATCTACCAATACTCCACAGTCCTAGCTACCAACAGTCTAGACCTATCCACAGGTTCAGTCTTTGAGGTAACACCAACGTCTGACATTCAGGTTAACCTAAGCAACCCTGCTGCTAGTGGGACTGTTAGTCAGGGTACGTTGTTGTTGCGTTTGCCTAGATATGACGTAAGCAATGCAAGTTATGATAGTGTTAATTTTTCTTTTGCTACTCAAGATGGTGTCCCCCTGGGATTTGCATTTAAGCCTGATGGAACTAAACTATATATAGCAGGAAATCAAAACGACAGAATATACCAATACTCCCTAAGTACTGCTTTTGACATTTCTACTATGACTTATGACAATGTTTCAAAATATGTTGGGTCTGAAGAACTATTTCTTGCCGGGGTACGTTTTAACAACGATGGCACTAAGATGTATGTTGTTGGCTATAATACCGATGAAGTGGAGGAATACAACTTATCTACTGCTTGGAACGTTTCTACCGCAACATACAATAGCGTTAACTTTAGTATATCTGATACTAACCCGAGGGAGGTTATTTTCAACAGCGATGGATCTAAGATGTATGTTCTTGGAGATGGTAATCTAAGTATCTATCAATATTCTTTGTCTACAAATTTTGATTTGAGCACAGCTTCATACAACAATGTTAGCCTTTCTGTGTCTGCCCAATCCACAGAACCTACTAGTATGGCTTTTAACAGTGATGGCACTAAGCTTTTTTTGCTTGATCGGGAAACTGTGCTACCCCCGAATGCTGGAGCTGTCTACCAGTATACTTTATCTACAGCTTATGATTTAAGCACAGCTTCTTATGATAGTGTTAGTTTTAGTGTAGCCAGTCAGGATGCTAACGCTTATGGCATAGGCTTCGACAGCGATGGTTCTAAGATGTATGTTCTTGGCTACAATACTGACCTAATATATCAATACACCATAGGCTCAGGTGTAGAATCTACCATAACCTACGACAGCACTATTCAGTTCGGCGGAGGTACAGCCCCAGACAGCCCAGCGGCTAATGAAACAGATGTACTAACATTCAGCACCCGTGACGGTGGTACAACCTATCAAGCGGCTCAAGCAATAGATGGAGCAGTGTGATGGCTAACGATAAAGACTTCATCTTAAAGAACGCCATTGAGATTGGTGGTAGTACTAAGGTTACCATCGGTGATGCACCTGCTAGTGGGAGTAAAGTTGTTGGGTATGACCTCAGTGTTGCTGCTTATGAT